CTTGGGCAAGGAAACGGCCTTTGGCAAGGAAACGGCCTTTGGCAAGGAAACGGCCTTTGGCAAGGAAACGGCCTTTGGCAAGGAAACGGCCTTTGGCAAGGAAACGGCCTTTGGCGGCGGCGGCATTCTCGAGGTTCCCTGCGGGCGAGGCAAATGTCTAGGTAAAGATACGCCTGTAATGATGTATGACGGCACCATTCGTTTAGTTCAAGATATAATGGTCGGTGATTTATTAATGGGCGACGATTCGACTCCTCGAAAAGTTTTGTCATTAGCAAGAGGTCGCGAGACTATGTATCGTATCGATGAATTGAATGATAATAACACAACAAATGCAAATACAAGTCATTATACTGTGAATCAAAGTCATATATTATCTTTAAAAACTCCAATAGGAGTTATTATGGATATTTCCGTGTTGGACTATCTTCGAGAAAACCAAAATTGGTTTGGATATAGAATTCCAAATCCTACATGGGCGATGAAATACCGGATTTCTCTTACAAAATTAGATGTCGACGATTATTATGGATTCGAAATCGACGGAAATCATAGATTCGTATTGGGCGATTTCACTGTAACACATAATACGGTTATGGGTCTCAAAATAATTACAGAACTTGCATCGAATACAGGATCAGAAAAAAGCGCAAAAAAGACGATTATCCTGGTCCACAAGGAGTTCCTGATGAACCAGTGGATCGAGCGCATTGCCGATTTCCTGCCAAGCGCCCGTGTAGGAAAAATCCAGGCAAATAAATTGGAGATCGAAGGGAATGATATTGTCATCGGAATGATTCAGACCTTGTTCTCGCGCGATTTTCCAACAGGGACATTCGATTCATTTGGTCTCACGATTATCGACGAGGTCCATCATATCGGCAGCGAAATGTTCTCGCGATGTTTGTTGAAAATCGTGACGCCGTATATTTTGGGGATTTCGGCGACAGTGGAGCGCAAAGACGGATTGACGAAAGTGCTCTACATGTACATCGGGCCCAAGATTTATTCGGAGGAGCGGAGTTCGGAGGATGCTGTCCGCGTGCACGGCATTTATTACAAATCGGATCATGACGAGGAATTCAATGAGACCGAATACGATTTCCGCGGTCAGCCCAAATATAGCACGATGATTACGAAACTGTGCGAATACGGGCCACGCAGCGATTTCATTGTGCGGGTTCTCACCGATACGCTGGCGACGTATTGTAACAGTGATCAATCGATTGGATTGAATGGCCAGGTCATGATCTTGTCACATAACCGGTCTCTATTGACGTATTTATATAAAGCCATAACACATCGTCAGATTGCCTCTGTAGGATTTTATGTAGGAGGTATGAAAGAGCGTGATTTGAAAGAGACGGAGGAAAAACAGGTGGTGTTGGCGACATATTCCATGGCGGCAGAAGCGCTGGATATTAAGACGTTGTCGATCCTGATCATGGCCACGCCGAAAAAGGACATTGAGCAATCAGTGGGGCGGATTTTACGTATCAAACATGCGAATCCAATTGTGATTGATATAGTGGATCCGCATTCTTTGTTTCAGAACCAATGGGCGACACGAAAACGTTTCTACAAGAAGTGCAATTATAATATTGTGTCGATCGATTCGACGAAATATAAGGGAATGAGTTTGGATGGGGATGGTTTGAATGGTGATGGATGGAAAACCGTATTTTCTGCAAATGCAAAAAAAGGATGTTCCGCAATCAATACTACAGAGTCATCTTTCGATGATGAAATGGATACGGAAGAAAAAATTGTCACGAAAAATGAAAAAAATAGAATACAATGTTTATTGGCAAAATCAATGTAGTGGGGTTTATAACTTCATAGCAACTGTTTCCATGTAATTTTTTGCTCCTCCATGTTATTATTTTATTTTGTAAATATAATAATAAATATGATATTATTTGATGATACAATTTTTAAATTAACATTTAAGTATCAATTATCTTATTTATTAGTACCATTATCCATCATTTTATATATATATATCGAATCATTTCGAAGTTATTTATTCTATCATATGATTTGTTGGGGATTAATTGGCACTATTGATACGATAAATTATTATAGATTAGGAAATACAGGGATTGTATTTACAATCACTAGCATTATATGTCATTTATGTTTATTATTCATATTATATAATTTTAAAAAATATGGTAAAATAAATGTTGTATCTTTATTATTATTATTTATTGCAAATTTAATTATAATTTATTTGCCATTTTGGCCATATTCATTAGATAGAAAAACCATATTATTATTATATAATTTAATTTATTTTGTACTTTATATTTTATCAGTTGCAAAGTAACGCAACGGTTTCCTATGCATTTAGAATGTATAAAGGTGTAAGTTTGAAGTAAATATTTGGTTAGTGTTGTGTAATAATAATATTATTATTATATAATAATATAATGAGCCAGTGTTATAAATTTGAACCAATTCAATATGATGACGGTATATTAAATGCCTGTGTCGATGCAACGTATATTATTCACCTAGAAGGAAATGGAAGACTCGATGCGATTCGTGCTCAATTGGAAATGTATCATCCAACGAATCAAGTCTACATTCTTTTTAATAAAGGTTATAAAACATGTGAAAAAACAGTTTCTTCTCCAGGACATGATTTGATTGATGCATTTCTGCAATGTTTCCAACACGCCAAATCCAATGGGTATGGCAATATTTTGATTTTAGAAGACGATTTCATGTTTTCGGAAGAGATCAAACATACATGGCATATTGACGCCATTTCTTCTTTTATAAAAGACAAAACCGATTTCATGTATTTATTGGGATGCTTGCCATTTTTACAAATACCCGCATCCTTAGATCTCGCACATTATCACGCGGTTTCATGCGGAACTCATGCCGTGATTTATGATAAAACATTTCGAGAACAATTGATGAATTTGGATCCGATTCAAATTTCAGACTGGGATGTTTTTTTAAACACACGGTATTTCGACAAAAGATATTGTTATTATTTTCCATTGTGTTTTCAATTCTTCCCTCCAACAGAGAATTCGAATAAATGGGGGGAAGACAATTTTATTTTGTTTTTTTTGGGGCAAATTTTATTTAAATTTATACAAATGCTGAACTTGAATGAAAGTATTGAACCTGGATATAGTATTTTCTATGGAACATCAAAAACAATACCTGTAGTATTGATTCTATTGGTTCTTTACTGGGGGCGTTCCATTTTATTTAAACCGTCCTCGAAAAATAATAGAACAACTCGTTTTTGGTGATCTTTTTTAGTTTTTTGACAGGTTCTCCATAGCTATTCTATAAATTGTCTCATGACATAGTTGTAAATATCTGTAAATTTCTGCAATACTCCAACATCGGCGCATTTGGCAATCGGACTGAAAAGTCGCATCGTTTCCACATTACATTTCAATGCTTGAGAACCCCTGATGTTTTGATCGTTTGTATTGTGTTTTTATTCATGTTCTCTTATGAGAATGGGTATTCAAAGGGGGGATATATTTTATTTATCATACAGGCTTTATAAATTCGATCGAAAACAATATAGAAAGCATCATCCTATGTACAATGTGTATCACACAGCAACTTCATATGTTTCTTTTAAAACACCAAAAACGATACACGCACACCTTAGTATTCTACTGCAATTAAAAAAATTGTTCATATAAAACAAATTATCCGAATACTAGCATCCCAAAAAACAGATTGGCGCAGAGGCAGCGTGTTGGGCTCATAACCCAAAGGTCGGTAGATCGAAACTACTATCTGTTAATCTATATATCTATTATTAATAATATATAGATATATAATATAAGAGTATGAGTATGAGTATGAGTAGACCTCTTACTATGAAAATGGATTTTGAAGAAATACCAGTTATGTTGCCAAAACTTTTAGAACATTGTGTAAGTATTAATGTTATTAGCATGGAACAAGTGAATGCCATTATCGAATATTTTATAAAATTAAAAAATGGTGAAATAGATGATAAAGAAATAAATGAAATTAAAAGTTTTTTAGGAAAAAAAGATTTTTCTGATTTCGAAAAGTTTTTTGTCAGGCTTACACAAAAATCTTTATCATCAAAAGGGAAGACGATGTCAAAAAGAAACAGTATGTCAGAAGGCTGTAATAAAAAAGGCTGTAATAAAACAGAAAAAGGCTGTAATAAAAAAGGCTGTAATAAAACAGAAAAAGGCGGTAATAAAAAAGGCGGTAATAAAAAAGGCGGTAATAAAAAAGGCGGTAATAAAACAGAAAAAGGCGGTAATAAAAAATCTTGCAAAAAAAATAGAATTTCAAATAAATCTCACAGTAAGCGTAGTAATTATTTTTCAGGAGGCCATAATACTTGGAACGCATATCTACGTAGTTTCACTGACACCGATGTATGTCAAATATGTAATGATGATTTCACAATTTGGCAATGGATATTTTCAACTAGTTGTCAAAGTTGTGGAAAAAATTTTCATGTTGAATGTATTTCTGACTATTTTAAAACATTGAGAGAGCAACATCCAAATAGGACGACTCAATTTCCATGTCCGAATTGTAGGTTTGTCGGTGAAAATCATGGTCCGATGGTATTATCGAATAGTTTTTTATCAGGCGAGACATCCGGTCGTGGAGAATTTGACAATCCTTCATCCGGCCGGATTATAGATTATCCAATAACTTGGATTTTAGCAATACTTTTAATATCATATCTTATAAATTTGATTAATAGGTAAACCATATAGAATTTTTGGCTCATTTATAATAACCTTATTTGCAGATGTCCGTCTTTACTGCAGCACTTGATAGATTCCATACAAAACAATTCGGAGAAAATGGTCATGCTGAATATGCGTCTATACCAAAGAATGCGGATCCAACGATTTTGAATATCAAAGAAAAAATCGTACAGTTCCAGTTTCAATGTGTAAGATGCAGCAATGAAGATACGCTTGAAAAATTGGCGGATCAACTTCGCGATATATTTGAGTTGTTGAATAACCAATGCAAAGAAGAGTCAACGGAATCTAAATTTGTATTGGGTTGGGCAATACTCTATAAATTAATTGGTCAAACACGTGATATTGAATCTGGAAAGGGTGAGCGTCAATTGTCCTACATGATGATTTATGTATGGTCCGAGTACGATCTCGAGTTGGCGAAATTCGCGGCATCTTGTTTTGTACGGTTAGAGAATCATGCACTGCCTTACGGATCTTGGAAAGACATGAAGAGATTGTGCCAATATGTCTATGACAAGACGAATAACAAGAATCATCCCCTGATTCTGCATTGTATCGAATTGATCATGGACCAATTACGCATGGATGCGGCAGAGACAAAAGATTCTGCATTGTCATTATGCAGCAGGTGGGTTCCGAGAGAAAGTTCAACCAAAGGTCGCTGGTTGTTTCGTTTGCTTGCCGAGTCTTATTTTCCCGAATTCGTTGCAAGTGCTCTTAAAATAGAGTCGCAAGAAAAGCGCGAGAAGTCGTATATAGCAGCCAAGAATAAGACGTATATGAAATTTGCGCGATTGGTTTCCGGTCTCAACAAGAAACTCGATACGGTGCAAATCAAGATGTGCGGAAAACGGTGGGCCGAAATCGATCATCACAAGACAACCTCAGTGACATTGATGAAGAATCGTAATGCGTTCATGAACAAACCGAAGAAAGGCAGCGGATCCGACGAAATGGATCGCATTATATGTGCCAAGAATTTCGAAAAATACATCGAATCGCGAATAACACAAGGAAAAGAAGTCAAAGGCAAGCGTGTAGGAATTGTGGATTATGTCAAACAGGGTGTTGAATTCTACTATTCACACGATGATCTGGAGAAAGATATATTGAATGCACAATGGCAGTCTTTTATGACACAGGTTGGCGATTTGGGAAATATGGTCGCGATGGTGGACCAATCAGGGTCCATGTCGGGAGATCCCATGTATGCAGCGATGGGCATGGGTATTGCAGTGGCTTCCAAATCCGTATTAGGCAAACGCGTAATGACATTTTCGACGGAACCCTCGTGGGTTTCACTAGAAGGTTGCGACACGTTTATATCTTCGATTTTGCAACTACAGAAAGTGAGTCATCTGGCCGGATTAGGAACCAATTTCTTCAAAGCTCTGCAGCTCATTTTGGACGCATGTATTCAAGCAAAAGTGCCCGATGAGGTAGTTTCCAACATGACATTAGCGATTTTCTCCGACATGCAAATCGACTGTTATACAAATACGCCATGCGATTCCGATATATCTGACGCATCTTTTGAAGATCGCATGCTTTCGATGCACGAACGTATTCGCGCCATGTATTCTGCGGCAGGATATTCGTGTGTACCTCATATTTTGTTTTGGAATTTACGTCATACAGGGGGATTTCCAACACGATCCACGATGAAAAACGCGACCATGTTTTCCGGGTTTAGTCCAATGTTGTTGAACGCGTTTTGCGAAAAGGGTCACGAGGCATTACAAAACACGACGCCATGGGATGCCCTGTTGGAGTCTTTATCGAATGATAGATATACCGTGTTGGAGAAAAAGATTGCAGATGCTTGAATATATTGTGGATGCTTGAATATATTGCGGATGCTTGAATATATTGTGGATGCTTGAATATATTGTGGATGCTTGAATATATTGTGGATGCTTGAATATATTGTGGATGCTTGAATATCGTTAGGATTAGTCAGCGATAAATAGAATTTATATATTATATAATCGGCGTTTGAAAGGTGAAAAGGTGTAAAATTAGTTTCCAATAAATATAATAATACGATATATTATTATGTCTACTTACCAAGAATTATTACGAAACGTCTCTGCTGCCGGATCTAGTGCAGTCATTGCGGTGACCGGTATTCATCCAATTGACGTTATAAAAACGCGTCTCCAAGTAACGAGTAAAACCCATGATTATAAGAAACTGGGAATTCAAGGTACTATACGCACGATTGCAAAAGAAGAAGGTATTCCTGCGTTTTGGAAAGGAATCGGTGCAGCGTGGTTACGCGAATGTTCATACACGTCTCTGCGTCTCGGTCTATATGGCCCTATCAAACAATCATTGAATATTCAAAAAGATTCGAATTTTTTCATGAAATTCTTGGCAGGTTCTCTAGCAGGCGGAATCGGATCCATTGTCGGTAATCCATTCGATGTATTGAAAACACGTATGATTGCGAGCGAAGGAAAAACTCAACAGACATTGTTTCAGACGGCGAAGGATCTCTATAAAAACCAACACATACCCGGATTCTATCGCGGATTACAGGCAAATGTAATGCGTGCATGTGTATTAAACGGTACGAAAATGGGCTGTTATGACCAGATCAGTTATATGATCAAAAAAACAGAAACGGTTCCGGCGGGTCTTCCAACACAGTTTGTTTCAGCATTTGGCGCAGGATTTTTCATGGCAACTACGGTTGCGCCGTTTGATATGGTGAGAACCCAATTGATGAATCAGCCTATGGATAAAAAAATATACACAGGATTTAGCGATTGTGTGGTTAAAATCGTTCAAAAGCAAGGGATCAAAGGACTTTATGCCGGATTCATTCCCATTTGGGCGCGATTTGCACCGACCACTTGTTTACAATTGATCATTTTCGAACAATTGAAATCGGTGTTTGGTGTCGAAGGTAATGGTGAGTAAGTGAATTATTGTCCAAGATGAATAGAATTTATATATATATACATATATATACATTGTAAAAATGTTATATGGCTATGCAAGACATGTGTTTGCACGTATGTTTAAAGACCCAAAAACAGACATTACAGACACACATATATCTGAAACAACTTTACAAAACGTACTGCATCACGTATTAGAGGAAATAGATGAAACGAAACGGATAATAAATGGTATTCCACAAGTAGATTGTAAAAGTCCTCAAGAAATGAATAGTGCAGAGGAAGACGTGAATTTTCTAAAACAATACTTAAAAAAACTTGAAGATATGCGAGATAAAATAGTTGATGAAATTAAAAATAGGTCTGAAAAAAGAAAGCAAGAAGATGATGATGATGACACTACTTATCCAAACAAGAAGTCTAAAACTGCTGGCGTTTTGGGTGGAAAAAGTAAATCACGACGTATATTGAAAGGACTGAAAAATAAAAAATTTAGAAAAACATGCAGAAAATTTACTCGCAAAAGTCGTTAAACAATTTGTGTACCAATCAATCTATTATTATTTTATTTTGTAAATAATAATATTTTATATATTCGCAACTATTTTATATATCGGCCGTCTTGATATTCGGATTATTCAAATTCGGAAAATGCTCTTTCAAGAAATCGGCCAATTGTTTCCCCGAATGTTTGCGCCCCCTGTTTCTATAATACCAGTCCCTTGCTCGGTACGTGTCATAATTCTGCGTAATGGCATCCAATGCAGGTTTGATGTTCTCCTCATCCGTGAAAAACTCGCCAGTGACCCCCGGAATCACATTGTGCCATCCGCCAATAATGTTGTAATTAGTGAGAACTGGCATATTATAACACATTGCTTCTGTCATGACTCGCGGTGAGGCATCACTAATATTCGGCACAAACAAAAACCTACATTTCTTCATTTCATTCTGGAAATCATGGAAACTCATAAACGGGACTACTTTCACGATGCCAGAACAATAATCCGTGAATTCGCAATTCGTTCTTCCAACAATGACACCTGTCAAATGATAATCGCGGCACATCGTTTCCAGACACCGTTTGGCCAAATCCCAGTTCCTGTTGTACCATTGCCATCCGGGCACGCATTTCGAATCCGGGCTCTCGTCATCGTCTAAACAGATATACATGAAATCGTATTCCTTTTTAATCGTCGGATCCGGTTTGTAGTATCCGTCCGTGTCTTTCAAATCAGCTTCTGCCATTAGCATCATCGGTAAATTCGAATTTTCTAAAATAGGAGGAAGTTCTCGAAAACAGTAAAGCCATGCAGAAACCATTGCAATATAGTCATGGTTTCGTTGTTCATGAAATCGGTCTTCATATGGATTCTTGATATGATCTGGAAAATCTAAATAACTAGAAATTCCGCAAAAATCCATTCCTTTTTCTTTTAAATCCAAATATGTCTGTTCATCTTCTTCTGTGCGAAATGGCGCGCTAATCAGAATAATATTCATTTTCTTTCCGTTCTCATCTCGAATATGTTTAAATGGGAATTTCACATCGGGCACGTTCGAATCGTCAATAGGAGGCAATGCTTTTTGTTCATTTTTATTCACTAATTCTTGACTAGATTTGGCAGTCAATGAGGACTGTTGGACTTTTGAATCAAAACTTTCAACCTCAATACGGTTCATATTGTTTTTAGTAGATTTACTAGAAACCATTGTATCATAAATGTATTTTGAGAATTCGACAACCAAGAAAACAATCAAAATGGTTAAAATGACAAATGTCCATGAGAATTTAAATTTCATTATTATATATAATATATATATATTATATAATATGATTTATCAGATCCAAAAAACATTTTCTGCTTACACTAAGGACGTGATGGATGAGGTGACAAGACTAATTAAATCAGATGATTTGAAAACATCTCTAGGTTGACAATTATTTTTCTTACTCCAGAACGCAGATTTTTCGTGGGATGCGAACGACTTTTCAAATGGGATTGCCATAATCTATACATATAAATATAACAAATTATATTTATATCAATTATATCCAAATTGTCATAAAGAATAATCCCTTTATGACCAGCGTAAAAAAATACATTTGATCCTGTTATATGTATTTTCATTAATACTCATCATATTCACCATTTTTAGATAAACGGATGTTTGTGATCCCTTCGGAGGATTTTATTTTTTCAATCGCTTCACATAGTTCCTTCAGCCAATCATTTGTATCGTAAAATACATCTTCTTGTAATAGTCTGATTACAGAGTATCCATTCTGGTTCGCGCATTCTTCTTTGTATTTATCATTTTCTTGTTGTTCTTCTGGTGAAGACCAATTCATAATTTGTTTGAAATGTTGTGCTCCATCTAATTCAATAATGATTTTGAGTTCTGGGATACAGAAATCGTATGGGAGATGATAGATACGATGATAAAGTTTCATACACCAATCTTGTTTGAATTGGGTTACTAATGATGGATATATGGGTAGTAGTTGTTCGTATAATTTTGATTCTGTTTTATTTACACATAATGGACAACCTTGACCTCCCAAATGATTACTTGGTTGTTGATAAAAATCACCATGATTTTTACATGTAATAATAATATTATTTTTACAATTTATATATTCTACTTTTGAATAATCATATTTATCTCCATGTTTTTGGATTGCTTTTTGTATAAAATCATCTGTATTTGATGTCATTTTTTGTCTTGCTTTCTCAATTCCACATAAATCGCATCCTTGACCGGTATAATGATGATACGGTGTTTGTAAAAATTCTCCATGTATTTTACATATAATTATCACTTTTGTATTAACACTAATATATTCTACGAGAGAATAATCATATGTATCTCCATGAACTTCTGTTGCTTTTTGTATAAATTCATCTATATTGCTTCTCCTACTATTATTAACAATCATTCTTCCACATTCATAACATCCTTTTCCATATAAATGATTATTTGGTTGTTGTTCAAACTCGCCGTGTTCTTTACATATAATTATTAATTTATTTTCAGACCCAGTATAAATTGATTTTGAATAATCATATTTATATCCATGTATTTTTATAGCATTTTCTACAAATTTATTTTTACAACCATTAATTTTTGTTTTACTTTTATTATAAATACCGCAAGTAGGACATCCATATTTACTACGTAAATGGTCGGATGACCTTTGTTCAAACTCACCGTGTTCTTTACATATAACGATTACTTTTTCTGTTGCGGTTTTATAATTGACTTTTGAATAATCATATTTATCTCCATGTATTTTTATAGCATTTTCTATAAATTCTTCTGTATTGGATCTCATTTGTTTTATTATTTTTTTTCTTCCACAAAATCTACAACCCATTCCTCGTATATGTGAATTTGCTTTTTGTTCAAAATCACCGTGTGTTTTACAAGTTATTATCACGTTTGTTTGAGAATTTATATATTTAACTTTTGAATAATCATATTTATCTCCATGCATTTCTTTAGATTTTATAATAAAATCTTCTGTATTTCGTTTTTCATGACCACCGCAACTTGAACACCCTTGTTTTTGTAAATGTTTACTTGGTGATTGTATAAATTCACAGTGTTGTCTACAAATAATAATTACCTTTGTATTACTATTAACATATTCCACTTTTGAATAATCGTATTTATCTCCATGAACTTCTATTGCCTTTCTGATAAACTCTTTTGTTTTATCATCTTGTTCCATCCATAATCTATACATATAAATATAAAAAATTATATTTATATCGATACATATAAATATAAAAAATTATATTTATATCGATTTTATGACCCCTCACCTCTAATCATTATCCGTTATTTTCGGCGCCAAATACACATTCAAATGCGCGTCCTCCTCCGTAATCGGGTAGATGATCGACAAAGGATAATCACTACACATCCTGACAGAAATCTCCTTCGCCGTTTTCGAAAAAGCGCAAATATTATGAAGACAGGCCAATGAAAAACTCATCCGTAGTTCCTCCCCCTCATTAATCGCAAACGAGTTCAAATCATCGATCGGCACATCCACCGACATCGCCCCCATCTCAGCACTCTTCGCCGCCAACTGAATCTTCTCCTCCGTACACTCGATGAAGCAAATGGTAGTAAATTTATAAGTCTAACAACAGTCGGATCTCGAGTTGTTGTAATAATGGATAGTATACCTATGGTAAAAGTCAATCAAAACCCAAATAAAAGAACACGAGGAAATAAATCGTCTTCGTCATCTTCATCTTCTACAATACCAACTGCAGATGCAGTTCCACGACAGGTCATGGCTAAACTGTATGATTCAGATGATTCATATGATAGTCGTTACGCAGGTGGGTCTAAAACGCGCCGGCGAAAAAATAAAAGATCACATTCTCGAACTTTACATCGGTAAATATTCTGAGCCTTCTTGAAGATCCAATGATGTAAAAAATAAAATAGAGAACTCATTTGCATTTTTTATATTATATTAAAAATGCAAACATCGATTGATACATATTTGTCTCCACAAAAACGATCTTCCTCTTCAGACTCTTGGAAATATCCTTCGGTTGCGTTCAAAAAACCGAATCTAGAAATCAATGATTCTATTCATGAAAAACTCGATTCTTTCATTGCATCTAAAAAAATTCCCCATATTATTTTCCACGGTTCGTCCGGCAGTGGTAAAAGAACAGTGGTCTTTGAATTTTTGCGTAAAATATATAACAATGATAAACCTGTCATGAAAACCAATATTATGGTGGTCAATTGTGCCCATGGCGGTAAAGGGATCAAATTCATTCGCGAAGATCTCAAGTTTTTCGCAAAAACCAATATTAAATACAATCGCGGAATCATATTCAAAACGGTAGTTCTCCAAAACGCAGATTTTCTTACCAATGATGCCCAGTCCGCATTGCGTCGATGTATTGAAGAATATAGCAAAAGCACACGTTTTTTTATTATTGTGGAGAACAAGAATAAATTATTGAACCCCATTTTGTCGCGATTTTGCGAGATTTATTTTCCTCAAACTTGTTTATCATCCGGAAATTCTGTAAATTTACATCAATATCATATGAGCGAAAAACCGTCTTTGAATCGTGTCCAACAGGAGAAATTGAATGCGATTCGCGCGGTATTTGATGCACCGTTTGATAAAAAAATCGAGAAAATAAATCAATTATATTCCGATGGCATTTCTGCATTGGATGTTGTGGAATGGATCGATCAATGTCATGATTCTGCCGCATTGGATGAACGTAAAAAAACCAAGATTCGCATGTTATTCCATAAAGTCAAACATGAATTTCGTTGCGAGAAATTGCTCATTTTGTATTTATTCAATAGTATAGAGCGTAATTCAGAGGAAATCGACGAACTATTAACACTTTGATGAGTCCTAATGTTTTATTAGGCATTACGTTTTGATGAGTCCTAATGTTTTATTAGGCATTACGTTTTGATGAGTCCTAATGTTTTATTAGGCATTACGTTTTGATGAGTCCTAATGTTTTATTAGGCATTACGTTTTGATGAGTCCTAATGTTTTATT